CTAAATTGCAGCTAGCTGCGGTTTTGCCGGCAGTGCCGTCATCGGCTGCACCCACTGCGCCAGGTGATCGGCCGACAGGTGCGCATACCGCTGCACCATTTCCATCGTTTCCCACCCTCCAAGTTCCTTCAGCACCTGGATGGGGGTGCCGCGTTGCACGTGCCAGCTTGCCCAGGTATGGCGCAGATCGTGCCATCGGCAGTCACGGATGCCGGCCCGCTTCAGCGCTTTTTTCCACGCCGCAGTGACGGTCTGATAGACCGGTTTGCCGTGGTACACGAACACGCTTTCGACGTGCTCGGGCTTGCGCTTCTTCGCGCGCTGCCGCCGCAGCACCGCGACCGCCGTATCCGATAGCGGCACCGTGATCGCCTTGCGGGCCTTCGCCTGGTCCGGATGAATCCACGCGACACGCCGCACCAGATCGACCTGTGACCATTGCAAACCGGTCACATTGGAACGGCGAAGGCCGGTTTCCAAACTGAACTGCGCCATGTCGGCCAGGTGCGTCGGCAGCTCGGCAAGCAGCTTCTCGGCTTCCGCCGGTGTCAGCCAGCGAATCCGCTTTGATACGACCTTCGCGCGCTTCGTGACGGGAGCACGATCGAGCCACTCCCATTCGACCGCCGCATTCAGCACCGCTTTTAGGACGCCGACGACGCGATTCACTGTGCCGGCGCTGACATTACGCCCAAGCTTCTTGGGGCCTTTGCGTGTTTGCACCACACGTGGTTCCATCCGCTTCGCATGCGCGATCGCATCAATCTTGTTCCGGTCGATATCGGTCAGCAGCATGCCCGACAGATGTTGATCAAGCCAGCGCAGATGCGTCTTTGAAGTCTCAAGACTTGCGAGGCCTTCACGATCGCTGATGTAACGGATCACCGCATCATTCCAGGTGTAGCGCGGCTTGTGGCCGAGCCGCGCCTGATTCCAGAGATCCACTCTCAATCGATCGTAAAGCTCCTGCGCTTGTTCTTTGTTGCTGGTGCCAGTGCTCCCCTGTATTGGCGGACCGCCGCCAGGGGGGTACAGCTTGTATTGCCAGTTTGGGCTCGTACTACGCTTATAGAGCGACATGTTTCTTCTTCCTTACCGTGGTCGCCCTGCACAACTCGCGGAGTCCATTCTCCTGCGAGGTAGCGCTCCAGGGCAACCGTCGAGAACATCCAGCGCTTACCCACTTTCCGGCCGGGCAGTTCGCCGGCCCTCACCTTGAGCCTCACTGTCTCCGGATGCGCACCGAGCATCGCGGCGGCTTGAACGAGATCGACGGTACTCATCGGTGGGTCTCCAGACGGGCGCGCAACGGGGGTACACGCAGCGCAACTCGTGGACACGTGGATGGCATGGGGCATGTCCATAACCTTTTGATTTCAAATGAATTGCCTGCCATCAATTGCCATGGGTTAGCTGGTTCCGTGTTGTCTAACTCGTGGCCTAAAAAATAGGCAGCGTGTCTGACTCGTGGCAAAACAGCGGTAACTCGTGGCGCGTGTGCGTGGCTGATTCCTCGCACTTCACAGCCTTCTTTCTTCTTTTCTTTCAATAAATTAGAGAGAGAAGAGGAAGGAGCGGCGCGGCAAAATGAAAAAAACGGACTCGTGGCAAAACTCGGGTGACTCGTGGCAAAACTGGGGCGACTTGTGGCGGCAGTCCTCTCAACAATCAATGACTTACGCGCGCACCCCCCCGAAAACCACGAGTTATCTGCACTGCCTACCCGTACCCATCGGCCAATTTCGCCCACCCGGCCTTCCGCCTTCCCCGTTCGCGCCATTGCACGGCCGTTCTGGCTCGCGGCCGGCGCGGCGGGAGAGGAGAGGGACTGCGCGCGCGAGCGCTGAGAATTCGTCATGCGCGGCCTCGGTGTTCGACGGCATCAGTCGCCAGGTCTTCGCGCACGGACACGTGCAGACCAAAGCCCGCGAGGCGATCGAGCGAAACCGGCGTGAGGTACGGCACGCGGCGGGTGTAGATGCGCCGCTCGACTTCCTTCTCGCCGACCACGACGCCGGCGTGATGGAGCTGGCGCTTGAACACGCGATCGGATTTCACGGGCAGACCGTTCCACTTGTCGCGCAGCGCGCTCGTGTGCGCGATGTGATCCATCACGTGTCCGGTGCGCAGCAGAATGCAGAACTCGCCGTCGACCGTATCGAAGGTGTACGGGTGCTTGTAATTGCCGCCGTCGATTTCGGACAGCACGGTTTCGAGAATCCAGACCCACGGCTCGCGGTCGGCGCTTGTTTCGGCGATGTGGCTGTTCATTTCGGCCGTGAGGTCGCGCGGGAAGTCGCCTTCACTGGGATCCATGCCGGCGAACTCGCACAGGTATCGCCATGCGAGACCCACGGCCGCATAGTTACCGGCCATGCGAAGCGCGCCGTCGTCGGCGCCGCTTGCGCGACAGGCGGCGAGGCAACGCTCGCGGATGGCCCGATACTGGTCGAGCACGTCGCGCCTGTTCAGGCCGGTCAGGAATTCGAGCCATTGGCGCAGCGGGAAGCGCGGCAGATCGTCGGGCAGCATCGGCCCACGCTTGCCGGTGAGCGACGTGCGGATCAGCTTGCCGAGCAGGCTCTTTACGGGCACATCCTCGCCGGCCAGCATCACGGGCGCGCACAACAGGTATTCCGTCATGTCGGTGCCGCGACGCGTGACCGTGTACTGGTAGTTCTCCTGTAGCAGACCAACGGCCTTGTCGATCACATCCTGCCGACGTGCGGACAGCTCTTCCCAACCGACTGGATGGCTCGTGTGGCTGATACTCGTCAGGAGCCGGAATTCGGTCTGTAGGCTTTGTCCGGAAAACATGGTGAAGGCGATCGTGCGTTCGAGCCGTTTGATGAGCGTCGACTTACCGGCGCCCTTGTCGGCCTGCACCGTCATGTGCGGCCAGAACCCGAGCAGCGCTTTCAGGTGGCCGCCGAGTGCCCACACGAGCGGGATCGTCGCCGCGTTCTGCCTGAACGTCTCCTGATATGCCGCGAGCACACGCCGCGCGTCACTGACCGGACCCGCTGGAAACGACAGGTTGTGATACGGACACTGCTTGTCGGCTTCAGTGAAATAGCAATCCGGGCCCTCGTTGACAATGAGCTGGCCGTCGCGCCAGGCGAGGCCCACGAAGTTCGCCGCGTGCCGTGCGCCAAGGTCCGCGCCGCGCTCCAGGATGTTCACCATGCGTTTGAACGGTGCCGGTGCCCAGATCGGCCCGAACTTGGCCCACTGGTCGGTATTGTGGAGCTGGTCATCCATCATCACGCGACGAATGAGCGTCGGACCGTGGCGCGGCGCCTGTACGGACACGGCGAAATACACGGTCGGCGCCTGGTCGGCGTCGCCCGTCATGGTCGACGTCGCGCTCGCCACTGAAACACGGCTCATGGAGGCGATACGAAAGCCGCACAGGTCGGTCGTCACGGGTGTCTCGACGCCGCTTTCCTCGTTGCGCTCCATCTTCGCAATGTAGCTGGTGAAGTCGGGCCGGGTGCGGAAGCGCCAGTATTGCGCGAAGTCGTGTGAAGGCAGGTAAATGCGCGGGCGACCCTTGCGGGTCTCATCGCCAGCCATGCCGGCAATCAGCCACGGCTCGTACTGCTCAAGCGCGCGTTGCAGTTCGCGAGCGCCGCGCAGTTGCAGATAGTCGTTTGCGTCGTTGATCGGCTTGCGGATCTTTTCGCCGTCCGCCAGGTCGGCCAGCCACCCGGACTGGTCGACCATCACGGCGCTGATATTCAGGCTCGTAAGGCGTTCGTACAGCGTCCACGCGGCCTCGGGGCCGGGGCGGTGTCCTGCGCGCGGATGGCCGTCTGCGAATGGCTCATCATTGTCTAGGCAGATCACAACCTGCTTGCCGCGCAGAAACGAAAAATCGATGCCGTCAACGTTCGCCAGGCCGCGCATCGCGAACGCGGCCGTGCCGGGAATGCTGCACGAGTCGATCGACAGCGCATTGATCGCGCTTTCGACGACGATCACCCGCTTCGCCTTGTCGAGCCGTCGCACATCGGCTGTCCAGCCGTAGCCGGACTTCTCGCCTTGCGTCTGCGTCTTGACGCCGCCGTTGATCGTCGGATCGAGATAGCGCATGTCGACGGCCACGACGTGCCCCGGATTCAGTGTGCGGACGATGAATGCGGCGGCCGGCCCGCCGTGGCCGACTTCGCCGGGCTGCGCCTTCGGGCTGGTCCAGTCGTTAAAGCCAAGCGTTCTGGCCGCGATCGCGGCGTCGATTGCTGTGTCGGAGATTCCGCGCCCGGTCAGGTAGTCGCGCACGCGTGCGCGTTCGGCGAGGCATCGGTCAGCGATGAATTCCACCGTCGATTTCTCGCGGCGATCTGCGGGCGCGGCCGGCCGGTCGAACGGGATACCGTAGGCGTCATGCAGGAACCGGATTGCGTCGGCGACGGTGCCGCCGCGCACGAAGATCACCAGATCGATGCAGGAGCCGCCCTGGTCGGCGCTATGGTCGCGCCAGCCGGTGCCGTGCTTCGGGTGATTCTGGTAGATCGAAAGCGACGGGCTCTTGTCCTCGTGCTGGGGCGAGTGATAGAGCGCCTTGTCGCCGCCGCGCCCGCGCTTAAGTCCGAGGCGATCGGCGAGGTCGTGCAGATCGATGCGTTGCTTGAGTTCTTCGATCGAGGCCATTGTTATACGCGTTGCTGTGACTGGGGAACAGACGTTTCGACCGGATTGCTGTCCGTGGCCGGACTGAATACGACAGCCTTCAGCGCGTCCGACGAGTGCGGGAACGCTAGGGCAAGGCGGTCGCTCAATGCAGCGACAAAAAGGCCGATGGTGCATTGACGTTCCAGACTGCCGGGCCGGCTATCGAAGCGCAGCACGCCAGCCGCGCGAACGATTGCCGCCATGAGCGCGGCGTCGTGAGGCGTGGTCGTATGGTGGTGGGCATTCTTGCGATTCATGCAGCCTCCCGTACCGGAACGGACCACGCGAGCGCGGCAATGAGGACGATCAGCGACGCGAAGCCGATCGCGATGGCTGTGAGCGGGCCGAACCGATCGGACGTGCGGCGCAGTGTGAGCGCCGCTGTCCAGGTCATGCCAGCGAGCGAGAAAGACAGCATTAGCAAGATGCCGAGGCTGAAGACGTAGGTTTTCATGGCGGTGTCCTTGGGGGGCGCCGGCGGTCGGCGCGGGAGTTGGGTTATTCGTCGCGATCGTTTGCGGCGCGACGCTTCGCGTCATTGCGGCGGCGGTCGTGTTCGCGGGCCTGCATGGCGCGCGCGGCGCTTTCCACCACGCGGTGCACAGCCCGGTGACGCATCGACGACTCGAAGTCGCCGACCATCCGCAGGCGTTGCCACGCCGCACGCAGTTCGGCTTCGGTGATGGGCGCGCGCATCGCAATCAGTGCAGCGTGGTCAGTGTCGGCGCGAGCACGGGCATGCCGGCCTCGCAATCCCAACGGCAGCCGAGCACATAGCCGAGGCGGTGGACCATGCCGACGAACACGAACGGATCGATGTCGGCGTGCCAGAGGACGCGCAGATACGCGCGGCGCTTGTCCATCGACAGCGAGGCCGGATCAAACGGCAGGACGAGCGGGGCAGCAGCGAGGGTTGCCATACAGTTCTCCTTTTTTCGGGCAAAAAAAGTCCCTCGCGCCGGACAGGCACGATGCGAGGGAAAACGGGGATCGGGGAAGGAGCGCTAGACCGGCAGTTCTAGCTGCTCGGCCAGCCGGTCACGCACGTGGGGCGATAGCGGCAGGTTGAGCGACAGGTTCGGCATCGCCGACGGCGACAGCGTGCGCGCAAACTCCATATTCACGACATACGTGTGACCGCACTCGGGGTTATTGCACATGAATGTCACTTCGCGGAATGTGAGCGACATATCCCGGCTACTGCGCGCCGTGGCGCGTGTCCGGCAGTGGGGGCAGCGATTCAGGATGCGCATGAATGGCTCCGCGTCAGTGTTTGCCGCATTCGCCGTAGCCCTGGCGTGCGCACTCACAGTGGACGCCGACTTCGCCGAGCGTGGCGACGGCGTCGAGGTACTTGCGTGTGACGAGCACGAAGCCGACGGCCGCGACGAGCGTGTCGATCTTGTCGATCACGACACCTTGCCCGCCGCTCAGGAAGCGGCTGACCTGCGAGTCGTCCCAACCGATCGTCTGTTGTACGTCGTGGCGCCTGGGGCCGTTCAGCGCCTGGCGCAGGGCGGGTTCGATGCGAGCCGGGGTTCTCATGGCTCAATGACCCGCAACAGTATTTGCGTGCAGTTGAGCAGTAGAGCCGATAACCTTGGCCCTGTACAGATCAACGCCTTCAAGATAGATCAGACGCGCGACGCTGGAGATCGATCGGTTCTGGACCCCGGCGAGCTGCTCGAGCATCTGACGTTCGTCGGGCATAAGGCGCACATAGACGGGCTTGCTGGACAACACGCCGCGCGGCGAACGTGTTGTAGGCGCTTTCTTCAGAGGCATGGCGGTATACTCCCTGTCATTAACCTTGCACAAAACCGATAATACACACCAAACGGTGTGTATGCAATACGAAAATGAACCAAACGGAAAGTATTGGTGATCGACTACGTGAAGAGCGCAAGCGCACCGCGCTGTCTCAGCGCGCCTTCGCGGAAAGCGGCGGAGTGACGGAAAAGACACAGGTGCTGTACGAAAAGGGCGAGCGCGTGCCTGACGCACACTATTTGGCGCGTATTGCGGCGATCGGCGTCGACATCCTTTACATACTGACGGGGCAGCTCAATACGTCGACGCTTTCGCCGGATGAGGGCGACCTGGTGCGTCGATATCGCGAAGCGCCTGAGGCGGTCCGCGCAGCCGGATTGGCCGCGTTGACGGCCGGCGCGGCACCGACGAAGTACCAGCAGAACTTCGAGGGCGCAAATATCGGGCAGCAGGTGAGCGGCGATGTGGGCGCCCCGTTCACGATCAACATGGGTAACGCGCGGAAGAAGCGCGGGAGCGAACAGAAAGATTGAGCTGTTGGAAGTAGGGCGGCGGGGCCAGCCGCGTTGGAGAATAAGAAAACAATGGAACAGAAATTTACGGGAGACATCGGGCAGGTTGCTGGCCGCGATGTCAAGTCGAATAGCGCGCAGTCAAGCGTGAACGTCCATATTCACAATGGACCGAAAACGAAATACATCAGTGATCGTCAGCGCCGCGCGATTGCGCACAAGGTTTATCAAATCGAAGCCAAGACGGGCACGGACAAGCTGATGGTGTATCGGCGACTGATGGCCGTGTTCAAGTTTTCGAGCATGGATGAGATGCCGCATGACTTATACGAGCGTGCTACCTCCTACCTCAACACGTGGTTGCGCAACGGCACAACCGATCAGCCGTCAGTCAAGGCGAAAACACAGAGACCGGCGCAGTCAACTGAAACGCGGACGCATGATGTTACGGAAAACGTGACCGCCGCTGCTGCACCTGACCGATCGAGCTTGTCGCACCAACCGGAATCCCTTGGGCCAATGCTCACAGGCACAATGGCGCCGGAAAAACCGACGCCCCCCTGGCGAGCGGTTGTTGTAGCGTGTGGGGCGGTCGCGGCGGTCGCAGCAGTGACCTACATTGTCGTGGTGCGATCGGCAGCATCCGCGCGGCCGTCTGCTGCGCCGGTTGTGGCGGAATGCGAATACGGCGGTCACCACTACTCAATCGGTAGTGTCGTGTTGCAAGCAGGCTTGCGACAGCAATGCGTTACCACGGACGAAAACGCCGCCACCTGGGAAAAACTCGGTGCAGGCCGTCGCGTTGCTGGCAAATAACGGGAACCGCAGCATCTGGCCGATTCGATGGGGGCGTCTGTCGTTGACACTTCGAATTCAATCGAAAGAGGGGGCGCTATGCACCCCCTCAGATTGAGCGATTCGTTTACGGCTTTGCCAATTCGGCCAGACATGCCCTTTTAACGCCCTGCAACGACGGGTCGCGGACCTTGGTTAAGGCCAGTTTGGCGCGTCTGATGTAGGCGGGAATGTCTTTCACCGTATCTTCGATGAACGGCACAGAACAAACACGACTGACGCCAAGCACTGGCCCATTGTCAGGGTCGATGGCAGACAGAACAGCTTTGGCATTTTTAGGGAGCGCGTAGGCCAGGCCGATTCCAAGATCCTCTGAATTTCCTCCGTCCGTTCCTTCGGCCAGCTTTGGTACAAGTGCAATCCATGCTGCACTACCGGAGTCGATATGGGTAAGGACGTTGTCCCATTCTGATTCCGACATCGTGCTGATTGTTGCCTTTGCGCCTTTGTCGTCGATCTGTTTAGCTAGAACGGAAGGACTTATTTGTGCGCTTGCATTTGCCGTCGAGCACGCCAAGGAGAGCACAAGTATGAAAACGGATGCGTGTTTCATTGAACAACCTCTAACCGACGATCGCCGCTCGCCCATATGCGATGGCGAGTTTGAACGCCCATGATGATGCAACCTTCGGATGCTGTACCCGGATGTCGCAGGCTATCGCCGTGGATCCTGAAAGCGCTTCGCCCAAACGTATTGGTGCCAGCAGCGGGGGTTAGATTGAGAGTATAGGTTCCCGTGTGAGGGGAGGCGTGGGGTTCGCCGATCCGATAATTCCCGCGTGGGATCGGCCCTATGTTGGGAACCGTCTGCATAGCTGGATTATTTTTACCTGTTGCAGCTCCGGAGTAACCGCGTTCGACGAGTTCGCCGTTAAACGAAAGGTCCCCAGTGCTTTGCTGATACGACCATGGCATAAGCGTTCCTTTTTTCAACTGTACAAGCCGTTCTCTCATTCAAAGGAGAATCGCGGGAGTGAACATTATCAGATAAACCGGCGGTCCTAAGAGCGCGCAAAAGCAGGTTATGCCATATGCATTTATCAACAGACAACCATAAGAGAAAGCTGACAAATGACACAAATAGCACGGGCCACCTGGGCGTGGATTGCCGCCGCGCTGTACTGTTTCGTACTCAACGCCAACGCGGCCGAGCTGCCTGCAGGTCTACAAAAGAGCCTGAAGCCGTTCGCGATCGTCTCAGCGACGATCGATGATGGGGTGCTGAAAATCAATATACGCAAACCAGTCGTGAAGCGCGAGGACGTATATCAGTTTGTCGTAAAGATGGGCGTGTGCTATCCGCTATGGATCGACGCGCAAAAGGGCTGGGGTTCGGCATCCATCACAAGTATTGAGGTGCGCAACGATATCGGCGCACAGGGCTATTCGTTTCAGGGCGGCCGGAAGGAGTGCGGCGAGCTTGGAAAGAGCGCGAACATGGACGCAGAGAAGAAATATATCGAGGCGCATACATGGGTATGCGTAGCGGGCAATCCTTGCCGCCCCCGCCGGCCGGGTGAAGTGACTTCCGGCGACCTCTAAAGCGAAAGGGCCAGGGCTTCGAAACCGTAACCCTTTTTCATTGCCCGCCCTTGCGGAAATGTGCGCGGTGCCGGTCGCTCGTCGGATCGTCGCGCGTCTCGAGTTCGAGGTCGCACGTATAACCGCCGTTGCCGTCGATCTCGTGCCGCACCTTTTTCACAAGCCATGATTCGGCATCGATATCGGGCTTGAATCCATTCAGATAAACGGGCACTTCGGGGTAGAGGTCGGGCCGGCCGAGCGCGAGGTTATAGGTCATCGTCGCCTGGCTGCGTTGCGTGCGGTTCAGTTCGGCCGTTGCCGCCGCGCGTGCCTCGGCTTCGGTCGGGTAGGTTTCCGGCAATACCTTCGCATTGTGATTATCTTCGCCGCCGACGACGACCGACTTGCGTTTCGCGCGACCGGTCGCGTGATAGAACGCCCGCACGCTCGCATAGTTCTCGCGCTCCGATACGTGATAGCGATGCCGGTCGCCTTCCTTGCGCGTCAGCTCGATCGCCGTGAGCGCCTTGCCGCTTACGCTCGTGCCATGTCCGATTGGCACGAAAAGCAGGTGCGTATCCTTCACGTTCATCACGGCGTCGTAACGCTTCGCGAGGCGCGTGAGAAACGACATATCCGACTCGTGCGTTTGATCGATGTGCGCGATCACGATTTTCGCGAGCGCGTCGGCGATCGCCGGCTTGAGTCCATGCGAGCCGGCGATCTTGCGCACGATCGCGCCGATCGTCTCGCCGTGCCAGCTCCTTTCCTTTCGCTCGCCGAGGCCTTTCGTCATCGAGGCCGATCGCGCCTGAATGGTGAGCATGTCCGGGGAGCCCGCGTGTTCGATTTCGTTGATCGTGAATGAGCCCTTGTCGACGAGGCCGGTGTCGGACCATCCGAACGCCACGCGCACGACTTCGCCGCGCTTCGGGAGTGCGAGCTTTCCATCGGCATCGTCGAGCGTGAGCATCAGCGTATCGGCTTCGTCCGAACGCGACTCGTCGAGCGACAGGTGATTCAGGCGCGGCGATATCTTGCTCGTGAGGTCTTTGCCGTTGAGCGTGATTTGATAGATCGGTGTCGGCTGCTTCATTGCGCCTTGTCCTTCGCCGGCTCGGTTTTCGTTTTCACGAGGCCATCGTCGACGCGCGTGAGGTTCAGCGTGAATTCGACGCGCCTCGGCGTGCCGTCCTTCTGGTGAAGCGATTGCCCTTCGTCGAGGCCTTCGATCACGAATGCGCCGTACACCGTGCCCGTACCGTCGACGAGCGCATAGGCGTCGCCTTCGTCGGCCATCGTGCGCAGCTCGTCAAGCGACGAGAGCTTGCCGATACCTTGATCGGGGGCAAACCAGCCCGTGAGCGTGATCGTGTCATCGCCGGGGCCGGTGAATTGCCGCGCGTTTCGGCCGCCGACGCGCGACGTGCTCGCGTGCTTCCAGCTCGTGCGCCGTTGCAGCTCCTGATAGGCCAGTGTCGACAGACTGAAAACGAACTGACCGAGCGACATCATCATCGTTTCTTTCTCCGTTAATCAGACAGGCGCGAGCTAACGCGCGAGGCCTTCTTGCGTTCGATATCGGCGAGCACCTTGCGAATCCGCGTCTCGATTTCGTCAGCGCCGCCGGCGGAAATCTGAAAGATGTAGGTGTCGCCGCCGGCCGCCGATGCGCCGCCGGCCGATTTTCCGGCCGCTGGCGGGGCTTGCAGGGCAGGGCGGGTATCGATTGCCACGCCGGGGCCGCCGGCGGACGTGCCGGCGGCCTGTACGCCGTGCGCCGCGAACGAGGTCGCGGCGAGCGTCGCGAGGCCGACCGCGGCTTTCGCGATGCGGCCTTGCTCGCCTTCCATGCCGAGCGCCGCGCCTTGCGTGATGAAGCCGCCTAGCTCGCCGAACACGCGCGACGGGCTATGAATGCCGAGCTTTTCCTTGAACCATCCGACCGTGCTACTCGCGACGTTTGTGATCGCGGCCTGTACCGCGCCGAGGCCGCTAGTGATGCCGTTCACGAGGCCGGCGATCAGGTTCGAGCCGAATTCGGAAAACTTCGCCGGCATGTCGATGCCGAACCATGACAGCACGCCCGCGAACGCCTGATAGAACAGGCCGAGCGGGGACCAGTTCACGATAAGCGCGCCGATGCCTGAAATGCCGTCGGCGAACGCCTGTTGAATCTGCGCCCACAGGCCGCCGAAGAATGCCTTGATGGGTTCCCAGTAGACATAGATTGCGAGCGCCGCCGCCGCGATCGCGGTGATCGCAAGGCCGATCGGGTTCATCAGCATCGCGCGGCCGGCGAACATCGCGGCCGACGCGAACACGCGCCATGCCGTCGCGCCGAGGCCGAGCACGCGCGCGAGAATGCCGCCTTGCATGCCGAGCGCCGTCATGCTGAATTTGACGATAGCGAGCGGGCCGAGCACGCCGGCGAGCATCACGACGAGAGCGCCGCCGGCCGTCAACAGCAGCGCGACGCCGGCCGCGACTTTCATCAGGCCGTTAGCGAGCTTCGGATTGTCGCGCGCCCATTCGCCCAGGCCTTGCGCCATGTCGCCGAGCCATCTGACAACGCCTTTCATTTCAGGCGCGATCGATGCGCCGAACGCGACGAGGGCATTCGTGAAGGTGCCGGTCGCCGCGTCCCACAGGTTCTTAAGCGTGCCGAGCTGCTTGTTTACCCGCTCCTGCATCGAGGCCTGTGCGGCCATCTTTGCCCGTACTTCGTCATAGCCGGCCTTGCCCTTCTCGATCATCAGCGAAACAGCCTGGAGCGTTTCGGAGTCGTCCCCGAAAATCTCCTTCTGCACGGCCAGGAGCTTTTGCGTATCGAGTCCCTTGAGCTTTGCCAGCTCCGCGAACATCTTGTCAAGCCCGCCGAATTCGCCCTTGCCGTTCGTGAAGTCGAGGCGTCGAGCGGGCGCGAGTGTCTTGTTAGCCTTCGCGACCTTCTTGCCGTCCATGCCAAGCTGGAACACCTTGCGGAATGCGTTGCCGGCCGAGCCGCCGATCAGGTTGGATTGGTCCGCCATTACCAGCAAGGGCGCGAGCACTTTCGCACCTTCGAGACCCTTCTGCTTGATGGTGTCCATCGCCGGGCCGAGCTTGGAGAACGCTTCGAGCATGTTGTTATCGTCGACGCCGAGCATGAACGTTTTCTGGATAACGTCAGTCAGCGACAGCATGTCTTTCTCGGTCGTGCGCGTGGCGTCCTGTAGCTTCGCCGTGAATTCGGCCGCCGCCTCGGGCGTTTTCTTGAGCTGCACGGCGAGATAGGCGGTCGCCTCGCCCATGCCGCCGAGGATCGTTTCGGGCTGGATGCCCTGGCGCACGAGCATCGTCATCATGTTCTGGAAATCGGCAGTCGTACCGGGCAGGCGGTCGCCGAGCTTCATCGCGAGCGTATTGATCTTTTCGAATTCCGGGGGGACTACGCCGCCCGCGCGCATCATGGCGCTAGATAGCTGCGTTGCCGCTTCCTCGGCCTGAGCATAGGCCGCGATCGGAAGGAACGTTGCAGCGCCGACGACAGCGCCGCCGGCCATCATCTTTGCGCCGGTGCCCGCCATCGAGCCGGCCAGCTCCTTCGTCTTGTTCATTTTCTCGCGCGCCTCGGCGAGCCGCTTCGTGCGAGTGGTGAGGTCGGCGAGCTTGTTTTGCTGCGTCGTCATCACGCCGATTGTCGCGGCCATGCTCGAACGCAAGTCGCGCTCATGCTGAGACAGATTGCGCGTGTCGATGCCGGCGCCCGCGAGGCGATCGCGCAGCGCCCGCACCTTGTCGGCCTGTTTCTCGTGCTCGGCGGTGAGCTGCGCGGCCGTGCGCTTCGCTCGCTCAAACTCCGCGACCATCTGTTTTGTCGGCGAGTCGGTCGAGCCGATCGTGCGGGCCAGCTCGGCGACGCGCGATTGCGCGCCCTGCATGTCGCGCTTGGTGCCGTTCAGGCCGACGCGCATTTCGCGAAACGCGGCCACGTCCTTTTGCGTGCGTTGCAGCTTGTTGAGTTCTTCGCGCGACTCTTTGAGCGACTTCGCGAGGCCCTTGTTACCGTTGAGGATGTTTCGCAGGGGCTTCGTTGCGCCGTCGACCATATCGAACAGCACGCGCAATTTCAGGTCGTTACCGTTTGCCATCGTTATTCGCTTCCATACGGCGAACGCACGCGCGCTCGCTCGCGCCAGTCGGCCAGCTCGGCCAATGTCAGATCGTCCATATCGCGCCGTGTCCAGTGAAACACGGTCGCGATATCGGCCATCGCTTCTTCAACGCGGTCGGGTATGCCGTTCTCTAGCTCGCCCGCTTCGGCAGCAAAAAAGATGCGAACGCCACCCCCAATTGCACGAGGTCGGCGGGGTCGAGCTGCTGCACATCAAACTCGGTGAGCGTCGGCGACGAGATACGCGGCAACACCTTGCCGAGTGCGTCGACGTCCAGATTCACGAGCGCATTGAGCGACGTGCCGCGCAGCTCGCCGGCGGCCGGCTTGCGCAACGTGATTTCGTTGATTACCTGTTCGCCGCGCGTGATCGGCGCATCGAGGGTGATGGTGTTCGACTTGGCTTGTTCGGTCATTTCTTTCTCTGTTCAGATTGGGTATTTGATGCCCGCCCGGTGAGTGACCAGGCGGGGAAGGGGACATGCTTGCGTTACAGGCTGATTGCCTTGCGCAGATCGGCCAGCAGGTCTTCGCCGTTGACGTTTTCGACCATGTTGATGAGGTCGATTTCGATCACGGTTTCGCCGTTGATCGTCAGCTTGTAATAGCTGCAAGTCGTCGAAACTTTGAAAGCGGTGTCGTCGCCCGGCTTTCCGTTGCCGAAATCGAGTTCCTTGTGACGGCCGCGCACGACGATCTCGATAGAGTCGTGCTTCGTCGAGTCCTCGGCGCGGTATCCGCCGGCAAAGCGCAGTTGCACGCCGTCATGCTTGGTGATGCCGTATTGCGCGCATACCGATCGCATGAACCCGCCCGCCGTCCATTCGAGCACGATGCCCTCTTGCCCCTGGTCGATATCGATCGGGCCATTCATGCCGCCCCCGCGATAAGCCTCCATCTTTCGCGTCAGCTTTGGGGGCGTGATTTCCGTAACCTGACCGGCGAAGTTTTCGCCGTTCTGGAACAGGTTGAAGTTCTTGAGTTTCTTCGGCAATGCCATGTTTGTTTGCTCCTTGGTTAGGCCGTGACGCGTGCGGCGAAGTCCATCAGATAGCGGTCGGTGATGCGTTGGCGCAGCATCAGGTTTTCGAGCGGGGGAACCGGCGTGTAGTCGTAATCAATCGCGAGCTTGCCGGCCTTGAGCGTGTCCTTGTCGTTCGCGCTATCGTCATACCAAGCCGAGCCGCCGATCAGATAACCATTCGAAACCAGCTCCCGGAATTTCGCGTTGATGCTTTCGATAATGTCGCGCACGATCGACGGGTGCAAATCCACGTCGACGTACAGCATGTGGGCCTCGGCCATCGTGTCGGCGAGCACTTGCGCGGTGCGCGTGTAGTTCTCGAATGCGAACAGCGGATCAACGGAACAGGTACGCGAACCCCAGAAGCGATAACCGTTCGAGTTAATCAGCGTCGTCACGTCCTGTTCGTTCAGGTAGCCGGCATCGGTCGCGGGGTCTTGCAAATCCCAAAACACATCGCGGCTAATGCCCGTTACGCCGTTAATGCCGACATTCGATAGCGTCTTTTGCCAGCCCCTTTCTCCGTCGAGCTTCGCGCGCAGTCCGAGCGCGATCGCCGTCGCGTCGATCGTGGTCGACGCGTTCGCGGTCGTATCCCATCCGAGGAAGTCAGGCCACAACACCATCAGCTCGCGTTGGCTGAATTGCTTGCGGTACGTGGTCGCCGCTTCCTTGGTTTCCGCGCCATTCGCCGAGATGTAGCCAAAGCCGCGCAGCTTCTGTGCGAGCGCGCCGAGGGCCGTCGCGACGGGTTGCGTATCGAGGCCCGGTGCGCCGAGAATCCGCGGCTTGATGCCGAGTTTCGATTGCGCGGCGAGTAGCGCCTGCATGCCGGTGTAACCGCCGCCGACCGCCGTTGTGCCGATCACGTTACTCGTCGTCGCCGCATCGTCGACGCCTTCGGAAACACGCACGACGACAGTGACGGGCTTCGCCTGTGCCGACATGGCTTCGAGCGTGCGCGCAAGCGTGCCCTTGTCGCCGGCCTTGCCGATCGCCGATTGAATGTTCGTCAGCAGCACGGGCGTATCGAGCGGGAACATTGTTGCGTCTGCATCGAGGCCGGTTGCGACGAGGCCGACAACGGCCGTCGACACGGTGCGAATCGGGCGCGTGCCTTCGTTAATTTCGAGTACGCGCACGCCGTGGTGGTAATCAGTTGCCATATGAATTCCCGTTTAAAAAGGGCAGTGAAAGGGCGGGTTGCAGCTCGCGACGCTTTCGGCGTTACGCGGGGTCGGCCGGGGTTTCCGGCGCGGGTTCGTTGCCCGGTTCCGTAGCAATCGGCGGGATTGCCGGCGGGGGCGTATACGGCGCAGGTTCGGCGGGCCATGTAACGGCGGCCGGGAACGTTTCGCGATTGATCGCGGCCGTCAGCTCGATTTGATAGAGCGACCACGCCTGATAGTTGTAGTGATCCTCGGCCGACAGCTCGCCGGCCGCGTCCGCGTCGGCCTTCCCATCGGTAAACGCTTTCGCCTTCGCCATGCGGGCGTCAAACTCGGCCATCGCAGGGCCGCTCGCGACTTCGAACGATGCCGGCTCGGCTGGCCAGCTCACGGCGTCGGGGAACCCTTCACGCTGGATCGCACGCACAAGGTCGAGCTGATACGCGGACCATGCGCGGAAGTAATACGCCTCCTCGCGCGAGAGCAGGCCGGCCGCATACGCGTCGGCCTTGCCCGCGTTCATTGCTCGGGCATGCGCCATGCGCACATCAAAGTCGGCCATCGCAGCGGCGCGCACGCGTTGCGCGACGATTGCCGGGTCGATCGCCCATGCGCCATCGCGAAACGTGTAGTCATCCGAGGGGCGCGGCGTTTCGGTCAAGCCTTGCTCGGCCGGCGTGATGCCAGCGACGAGGATTTCGGCCGGCTCGCCGGTCGACTGGCGATAGAGCATGCGGCCGCGATAGTCGGGCAGCAGCTTCCACGCGCCGTCGCGATAGAAAGGCCACGTCAGCGGCAGGCGGGCCGGCAGCTCGTCGACAGTGCTGAATGCGGGCACGAGCCAGCGGTCGGCATTCAGGGGGTCGAGGTCGGCCAGGCGGCTGGAAATGTATTGGCCGGTCACTGCGTCGTATTGATGAATCAGCATGGTTCAGATCCTTAGTAAGCGCGAATCATTGCGAGCATGGCGACGTTGCGCGGCCGTGCTTCGTTGCCGCCGTCAGCGTTGACGGTGATCGTGTGCGAGTGATTGCCAGCGCCGCCGATGCCTACGTTGTGCCCGTGCGTGCCGGCTCCATCCGTGTCGAAACTGTGTGCGTGCGCGCCCGCGCCATCCGTGTACGGATTGACGGGGTTATCGATGGAGAAATTGCTACTTGCGCCGCCCCGGTCGGTGTCGCCGGCGGATTGCGGTACGGGGTAGCCCAGGCGGTGGCTGTGATCGCCGCTCGCGTAGGTGCTGCCGTGGTGCCCGTGCCAGCCTTGCGAATCGGTCCATGCGGAATGAACGTGATCGCCGACAGCGGCAGCGCTCGCGCCGTGGGCGTGTGAAACGTTCGAGAAACTTTGAAAGGTGCCGATTGCGCGGTTCGCATCAGCGCCGCGCGCGTCATCCCAACAGCGAATGAATTCGCCGCGCAGCTCGGGCAGGCGAAAGGTCGTTGCGCCGTTGCCTGACGAGAAACAGCCCCAGTTGTTCGAGGTCCATGCCGCCTCGGAAACGATCGCGCCAACCGATTGCGCATAGGCCCAAAGGGCGGGATAGTCGGCGCGATTCAGTACGGCGCCGTTCAGCTTGAGATAGCCGGCTCGAACGCTTGTACGCGGCTCGAAAACGATGCGGCCGATCGAATCCGATGCGATCGCCGCGACTACCCATTCAGTCGTCGCGACGCGCTTCGATACGTCGCCGGCGGCCGGCGTTTGCGCGGTGATGAGGCCGGCGACTTGCACGAGGCCGACGCCGTCATCAACGAGGCCGCCGACGAGTACCTTGCCGCCATACGGCGCGAGCGCGATCGGCTTTTTCGTCGTGTTGCCTAGGTCCATCGCTTCGAGCGTGAGGCCGTCGAAATTCTCAACGGACATAACAGCCTGGCGGGTGCCTTTGAGCGAAGCCGAGGCCATGACCGCCGGGCCGTCGACGGTGACAGACGGCGCACGCACGGGGCCGGTGAAAAGCGCGCCGGTGAGCGCCGCGTAACGGCTCGCGGCCGTCTTGGGCGTCAGTGCGCGCACGGTGTCGGTGCCGGCGTTTACTTCGTCTTGCGTCGCCAGCTCGATCACGCCTTGCCGCTCGGTCGTCGCCGGCGGATTCAGAAACGTCGCGTCGCCGAACGTCAGGGCCGTCGCGTCGATCGTCGTGAATTGAAGGTCGGCCGACAGCAGCAGCATTGCCGCCGGCGACTTCTCCATGATTGGCGTCGGTTGGCTATAGACGGCGAGCAGCACATCGTTTTCGAGATACAGGCCAAAACCGTACAGCGTGAATTGATCGTCGGTGTCGTCTTTCAACGTCACATGCACGGTGTCGGGCGCGACGTTCGCGCCGGCGAATGTCGTGATTCGCTTGCGCTCGTTCGGCATGGCGACCATGCCCTTGTCGGCGACGAAAGGAGCCGAGGCGAGGCCGATTTTTACGACTTGATGCGCGTTCGTGCCAGTGTTGCCGGGCGCGACGAGTGCAGCGCGCCCGGCGTCGGTGATGGTGATGAGAGTTCCGGCCATAGGTCAGATATCCGAGAAAGAAAGACGGCGATACAGCGCGGGTCGAACGGCCGCCGCGACGCGCTGCGTGCCCTGCATGGAAAAGCCTTGCGTGAATGAGTAGTGCGCGCTCACGGGCTTCGTGCGATCGATTTCCGCGATGATGTCGGCGACAAGTGCAGCGGTCGGCGCTTGCCCGTCCCGGCCGCTAACCGTGAGCACCACGTCGAACGTGCCGGGCACGCCGCGAGGCGTCAGCTCGAACCATTCGCGCAGGGCGATGTTTGCGCCGAACGCGGCGACGACTTCGCGAACCGCAGCGGCCGTGCCGTTCTTACGCGCGATCGGAATGGCGGCCTTCACGCGGGCGCGCTTGGTCTGTTCGGGCCAGTAGTCTTTCCATGCGTCGACGCCAAGGTGCCAGGCGAGCCACGGCAGCAGCGGCAGCGGGATCGCATCGGGGTCCATCAGCACGGCCAGCGGCGACGGAATATCGCTAATGCGTGCGCCGACGCGCGCAAGGTTGCGCTCGCGCGTGGTCGAGTTAGGCGGGAGCAGATCACTCATTGTTGTAAATGCCCCCGTCGACCAGCTCGATCGCCGTGCAATACGGCGCTTCCTGTTTCGTTGCCGGAATGTCGGCGGCCGGCTCGTCGAGCAATACCTTCTGCACCCCCGGCGCGCGCGCAGCGGCATAAACGCCGTCGAGCGTGATCGCCATGCCGAGCTTGTGCATTTCGTCGGTGTATTTCTTGACGTTCCTGTTTGCCTCGGCGAGTGCGACAGAGCGATCGGGGCCGGCGAAGAAAATGAGCGTGGCCCGTACCGCATAGCGCTTGATCGTCGCGCTCTGCACGGTCACAAAGTCGGTGAGCGGGCGCACGTTGTCGGCCGCAAGGGCGGTGCGCACCTTTTCGACGAGCGCAGCGTCGGCTGTGCCGTCGCCGGCGCGAGATAGAACCGTCACCACGACTTCTTTCGGCGCGGGGCTTACGGCAGACGCATCGAGCACGAGGCCGTCAGCGTTGCGAGCGTGCGAGATATACGCGCCTTCGGGGCCGGCAACGGAAAAGCCTTGCGGCGCGAGCTGCACGCGCGCGCGCAAGTCGGTGTCCTCTTCATAAACCGCATCGATATCGTTCGCCGGGTCGGCCGGCGTAATCACGAGGCGTTCGATCTCGAACAGCGCGGCAAGGTGTTCGAGGTCTTTACCCTTCGCATAGGCCAGCATCACGGCGCGCGCGGCGTCGTTCACGCGTTGGCGCAACACGACTTCGCGATACGCGTTTTCCTGCAAATGAATGTTCATCGGCTCCGATTCGAGCGCGAGGGCCGCCGCGACTTCGGCCTGTTGATCGGCCGGATAGAGCGCGACGAGTGCCGCCTTGCGCTCGGCGAGCAGCGTTTCATAGTCGATCGTTTCGACAATATCGGGCGATGAAAGACGCGACAGATTGATCGGCGTTGCGCTCATGCCGCACCCCCGTTACTGAGCTGCACGCGCGTCGACACGGGTTCGCCCGTCTCGGTCGTGGTGCCTTCAATGTCGACGACTTGCACGCCCGCGCCGGTATCACTCAGCTCGGTCGAGAGCTGCACGCGCGACAGACGCAAGCGCGGCTCCCATTGCATCAGCGCGGTCGCGATCGCGGCATACAGGCGAACGCGTGTCGCACCATTGTTCGGCGCGTCGACCAGCTCGGGCAGCTCGGAGCCGAAATCGCGGCGAGCGATGCGCGTGCCGATCGGCGTCGTCAGAATCTTCGCGATCGATTGATACAGGTGGTTAATACCGGCCGTTGCGCGGCCGGTCGTTGCGTTCATTCCAATCATTGCGGGTCGCTCACAAGTTGGCCGTCGCCCTGTTCGCGGTGCTTGTGCTTCGGCAGACTGATACCTTGCGACTTGACTTCGCCTGTGAAGTCAGCCGCGCCGTTGATCGTCATGGTCGAACCGGCTCCGCTTCCCTTGCCGGTCATGCCGGATTCGAAAGCGAATGCGCCTTTAACGGTCATTGCGCCCGTGACGGTCGTTGTCGTCGCGTCTAGCGTGAGGTCTTGCGTTTTCACAATCACAGAGCCGGGCACGGTGATTTCAGCGGTGCCGCCGGCGGGCAGGGTAGCTTTGAGAGAGTGGGCGGCCATGTCGTATTCGACGGTTGCGCCATCGCGATAAACGCGAACGTGTTTCGCCGGGTCAGTGCTCGGTGGGGGGAAATCTTCGGAATAGAAACCGCGCATCGCGACAGCTTGCGCAGGGTCGCCGCTCGGACAAAGCAGCATTACCCCTTCGCCGATCGAGGGCGCAAGCCACTCGATCGATTCGCCTGCGAACGGGATGAACCATTGAATCCAGTCGGTATGTAAATCGCCGCTCTCTACGCGGCATAACGCGCCGTCAACCGACTCAACGGTGCCTTTGCGTATGCCGTTTAGAAATTGGCGTGAGGATTCGTTTGCGTTCATGGCTCCATGTTGCCGAGCACGCACGCGCGAGTCGACACGCTGCGTTTGTTAGCGTGTCGGGTACAGACTCAGTGAGCCGAACGATTAAGGCGCGATGTGTTTGAGCAACAGATCGCGGATCATTTCGCGATCGGCGTCGGTGAAGCCGAGCAGCACGCGCGCCGGGTAGGTGTATTGCGGGCCGCCCGGTGCGATGCGATCGCTTTCGCCAAACTGGTGAATGCGCGCTACGCGTGCGACGCGACCGGCGAACCCGATCGCTAGGCCTTGCGCGTCAGTCTCGGCGCGCAGAAAGCGCGCTTGCCGCAGCTTCGCGAACATCGCCGCGCGCTTGATGCGGCCGGCCTTGTCGCGCAGGTGTTTCGGGCGCGGCTTGCGCTTCTCGTATGCGCTCCCGTCCGGGTTGCGTTGTTGCGCGATGCGCGTGCGTTGGCTACGCGTCAGCTCGCGACCAATATCGCGCAGCGCTGCACGTCGAGCGGCCGGCGAGAGCTGCGACAGCAGCGCGCCTGCCCATGATTCGAGCGCGCTTAGTTCGTCCATTGCGCAGAGGGATCGTAAAGGCCGCTCACTTCCCACTCGGGCACGGGTTCGTCGACGTGCGTGATGGTTTGCGCGCCGGTGTCATCGGTGCCGACGACAATGCTTTCGGTGAGTTTGAGCTTGATCGACAGATCGACCGTTGTTTGCGTCAGTTGGTCGGCTTCGAATGAAATGCCCGTCTTGCGCAGATCGTCATTCGTGAGCAAGTCGGATTGATTGCGCTTGACCCATGCGATCAGCGCGGCGAACACGATATCGGCGTCGCCGACGAAATCGAGCAGCATCACGTTTAGGGTATATGCGTAATCGAATGAGCCGAATGCCGCACCCGTCGCGATGATGTTGCCGGCGTCGATGAATACGAGCAGCTTGTCGGGATCATTCACGAGCGACGGCACGGCCGCATTGAGCGCCTTGCGCAGACTGTTCGCCTTATTCATGGTCGGGGCCGGAAAGGGAAAGGGCTTTCGATTGGCAATCGACAATCAGATCGACACGGGCCGCGCATTCGCCCCATGCCGCCTCGGTGATATCGAGCGCGCGGCGCAGCTCGTCGTTAGTGCGCGGTGCCGTCGCCGGCAGCGTGCAGCGCGCGACGGGCGCGCATTGCAAGGTAGTCGTCGGCTCCGGTGAGCGCGGGGCGGCCGTACAGGCGTACAACATCGTCAGGCAAAGCGCCATCAGCCCATGCGCGCAACGCTTCGTTTTCATGTTTCAACGCCTCAAAGTCGGTTTCGGACTGCGCGAGGCTCGCGGCGATGCCGGCGCGCTTCGCGTCGAGCTGCGCGAGCGCCTTCGCGTGCTCGCGGTCTTTCTTCTGTAGGTCGGCGATCGTCGCATCGCGCCGGCCGACCGTCTCTTGCGCGGTGCGCGCGGTGTTCTGCGCGTCGACCAGTTCGGCGCGCAGTGCCTTCACATAAAACCAGCCGGCCGCGATCGCGAGTACGACGAGCGCGATCGCAGCAGCGCGCAGGGCGATCGGTGCGAGGCGTGCGGCGATTGCATTCATGCCGCCGCCTTCTCGCGCTCGGCATATTTCGCGTATGCCTGGCCGAGCTTTGCGTCGTACAGATTGCGCGCGTAATTCGGGCCGTTGTAGCCCTTGGCGAACGCCGCCCACTTCCTACCCTTCAGCGCGGAAAGCAAGGCCGTGTCGGCTGCGATAAACCGCACGAACGCGTCGAGGTGATCGGCTTCGCTTCTCTGCATGCGTGCGACCCAATCGGCGACGCTCGAATATTCGAGGGCTTTCCAGTGATAGCCCATGATTTGAAACGCGCCCCAGCTCGCCGACTCGTGCGCGGTGTCGGCGTCGATGCGCTCGGCGGTCGCGAGGCGCGTGTACTCGGCCGCCTTGCCCGCATAACCGCCGGCGTCGGCCGATACGATGTTCGGATATCTCGCGGCGAGCGCATCGGCGTCGAGGCCTTTCGCCTTGAGCCGCGCATAGAAAACGTGCCGCTCGAACAGGATTGCCGGCCGGCCATCCGTCAAGAAACCCTCGCCGCGCGATTCGACTTCGTTGACTGCGCGGATTGCCGCGACGCTCACGCCGAGCGTGTCGGCCGCTTTCACGAGGTCGGGGTCGGACAGGTGCCGGGGCAGCGCGACGCCGGGCAAGGCAATCAGCGTTTTCGGGCCGGCGATGCCGTCGATCACGAGGCCGCGCGCCTTCTGCAACGCCATAACCGCGGATTCGGTTTCATGGTCGAAAACGTGCGATTCAGCGACCGAAAAGCCGGCGCGCGTGAGGCGCTTTTGTAGCAACGCCACTTCGTCGCCGATATCGCCCTTTCTCAGAATCATCGTCATTCGCTCCGCAGCAGGCGCGCGACGTTGCCGCGTGCGCCGAAAATGAGAACAGTGAAAAGAACGGCGCGAGCCGCTTCGAACAGGCCGACCGCTTTCGCATGCACGGCCAGCTCGATCGCCGAGCCGCCGAGCGCGACGAGCAGCAGCCATGCCAACCATGAAACGTGATGCCGGTGCCGCGCGCCGTCGCGGCGATAGAACAGGATGCGCAGCGCCGCGACGCTGTACGCGATCAATGCGATCAGTGCGAGGGGGTTGTGCATGGGTCAGCCCTTTCGAAACAGCGACAGCAGGTCGAAAGACTTGATGCGCTCGATCAATTGCAGGGTCACGGTAATCGCCAGTGCAGCGGCGAAGAAAGCAGCAACGCCGGTGCTCGTGATCGGCGTGTGATTCACCACATCGGGCGCGGCCAGATAGCCGGCGATCAGCGAAATCACGAGGTACGCGAAGCGCTTCGCAAGCGACAGGTCTTTCGACGTGACGACGACGAGCGCCGCGCCCGTGAAAGCGCCGATAAGCGCGTTGCCGTCGATGCCGGGAAACAGGCTTGCAAAGCCAATGCCGGCCGAGACAGCGGCGACGGTAGTGGTGCTAGGTTCGGCCATGTTGGCGACTCCGGTTAATCGAAAAGGTTGACGAGCTGGATCGTTGTTTGATCGCTCGGCGGGTCGGGCAGATCGATAGCGAGGCCGAGGGGCAGCACGGGGCCGTAATCGGCAAGGCCGGCATTCATTTCGAGCGTTGTTTCGACGACGCCTTGCGTGCGGCCGAGGTAGCGGAAACAGAGGGCGTCGACGGTATCGCCCTGTTGTGCATGGACGCGCATCAGATTTCCTTACCGTCAGGTCCGAATCGATCAATCAGACGGGGCGGAATGCGCGCGATGCGTCGGTGCATGGCATTGGCGCGGATGAATGATCGCGCCTCGTCGAGCGAACTGCATGCGCCTACTTCGCGCCAGAAAAACATAGCGATGCGACATTCGACGCGAAACCAGCCGGGACCGATGAAGCGGTCGCCGGCTTTGCGGGGCAAGGCGATTTGCCGGATGCGGTAAAGGGCGTTTTTCTTCATCAGATCAGCTCGATCGTTGAGCGCGGAACGTCGCGCATGTCGTTGATTGCTTGTCGCGCGTTGCGGCGATCGGCGTCGATCGTCGTCACCAGCTCGTCAGCGTCGTTCGCGCCCGACTTCGTGCTATCGAAATCGCGATACTTCTCGGTGAGGTCTGCGCGTGCGAGGAAATAGACGGCGCGGCGATAGCGCGCGAGCTGCACGCTTTCCCCGCCGATCCTGTCGGCCGGCAACTCGGCGAGCGATGCGACGCCGGCCGCTTCGTGAGCAGCGCGCCAGCTCGCCAGCTCGCGATTTACTTCGTCGATCGCGGCGATCGCGGCATCGCGCAGTCGCGCCGTTGTGACGGTGCCGGTAAGGCGCACGGCTTCGCGCATATGCGCGAGGTCGACAGAGGGAAACCATGCGACGTTTTCGATCGTCAGCGCCTCGGCCGGCGGTGCCGGCTCGGGCGTGATGGTGGGTTCTTCGATCGCGTTAAAAGTCGTCATGGCATCAGCTCGGAAAAGGTGGGCGGTGGGCCGGCGTCGGATCGCGTTACCGTCAGGCGTTGCGATCGTCGGCCGGCGCCGCCCAGGCCGGGGTGGGCTCTTTACGTGCGGCCGGCGTCGGTGCCGGCCGCATTGCCCGCTTTCTCAATGCGGGCAATGTCCTGTTTCACGCCGGCGCGCTCGTCGAGCTTGAGCGCGCCGCGTAGGTGGTAGAGCGCGAGCGGCAGATTGCCGGCGCGTTCAAACGTGTATCCGATCGCCTTGTGCAGCTTGGCGCGCACCTGATCGTGCATGTCGTGCGACTCGGTGAGCTGCGCAATTTCGTCGAGCTGCGCGACGCTCACGCCCTCGCCGCTCGCGTCTTTCTTGAACGATGAAAGCGCGGCTTCGGCGAATTCCTCGGCGATCGCCGTCGATAGCGTGCGGTCGTATTGGTCGGGCAGCGTCATCCGGTGCGCGATCGCATAGCGTGCGATATCGAGCGCGCCAGCGAAGTCGCCCACGTCGACGCGCCAGATCATCACGGTCGTAAGCACATCGTCTTGTGCGCCCCGCCCGCCACTCAGCGCGCCGGCAACGTAATCGACGTAAGCGGGCAGCAACTCGGCGCGCTTCACTTCGATCTTTCGCGCGATCGACTTGATATCTTTGAGTCGACGGCGATCGATCGCGAGTTTCGCGAGCATCAGCTCGTAAGCGCTTCCGACCATCGTTTCGCCCGCGCCGGCCGAGGCCGACGCGAGGCGTGCTGATATGCGCTGAAAATGGCGTCGTGCGGGGTTAGTCATCGCGTCGTGTCTCCTTTACGCCGCCGCCGGCACGATTTCGATGTTTTCGGCGACAGCAGCGCGGCCGAGGTCTTCGACGACATATGCATCGTTGGACGATTCATAGTTTTCGACGCGATCGCGCTTTGCGTTGTCGACGATCGTGCGACGCCGTGCGCTGTCTTGGAAGTACAGGGACAGATTGTCGAAACTCGTCACGAGAACGGCATTGGACGGGAAGAAGGGAACGGTCACGGCCGGCAGATTGCCGATGCGCTTCTGACTCTGGATCACGTCAGCGGCGAGCATTTCGCTCGGTGCCTGGCTCTTGTTGATGAGCGGAAAATACTTGTCCATCAACAGGCCGCGACCGCACATCACCACGAGCGCCGTGTCGTCTTGGTGCCACGGGTCGATCATTTCCGCGACCAGATTGACGACGAGCGCATCGAGGTTCGCATAATCACCATTTGCGCCGACGGCAATCTTGCCGGCCGCCTTCGTGCCTTCATCCATCACGCGTTGCGGGGCTTGCTCGCGCATGCGTTGCAACCAGCCCTTATTGACGTCCTGCAACAGCGGGTTAGCCGCGCGATCGGACGTTGCTGCGCGCGTCTTGCCATTGAAACCGATCGCGATGCGGTCGAGCGCTTGGCGGCGCACGATCACGTCGCGAATACGCGTCTGGAAGTCGGGAAACTTCGCCCACGCGTCGAGCTTCGCATACGTCAGGTGCGAATCGAAGTTCGTTTGCGTGCAGTTGTAACCGTTCTCGTCGAGGTCAGTCACATCGGCCGTTGCGCGATCCTTCTGCGTCGTGTCGGTCGTGCTCGCGATTGGGCCGCCGACGCCGAGGCCGAGCTTTGCGCCTTGTTGCTCGGTCACGCCGATGATGTTGATGCGCTTGAGGAAATCACTCGATTCCTGAATGTGGGTTTCGAGCTTTTGCTGAACGCTCGGCGCGACGGCGAATTTCTGCGTCGCGTTCGGAATGCCGTTGAGCTTGGCGATCGCGTTGAGGAATGCATCGAACGCGAAGCGGGTTTCTTTACGCATGTGGTGTTTTCTCCGGGGCAGTGAAAGGGTGTGATTGCCGTTTAGCAATCGGTCGTGACGGTGCCGCCGGCCGAGCCGGTCGACGCGGGGCGCTTGGTGCCGCTATCGGTCTGCGAGAGCTGCACTTGCAGCGTGTCGAATGCCTCGCGGTCGGCCTTGCGTGCATCGTCTAGCTCGGCGACTTGCTTCGTGAGTGCTTCGATCGTCTCGCCTTGTGCTTTGGCAACGGTTGCGAGTTCGACGCACGATTGCGCCAGCTCGGCGAAATGCTTGTCGTCGGTCGCTTCTTTCTTCTTCGAACTGGACAGCAGCTCTTTCACGCGGGACAGCAGCGCCGGCAGCACGGCCGGTTGTGCCGCTTCTTCGAACTCGATCACGGTTTCGTCGGCGACCGTGAAAAGGTTCGTCGGCGATACCTTGCGGCCGGCGAACGGCGAGGCGTTCGGGTTCTGAGCTGCGAAAGAAAGAATCTCGGTGCCGAGGCTCGCGGGGCTATCGGTCACGGCGAGGCCGATCAGATAGGCCTGTTTCGTGTCAGCGAATGACGGGTCGATTTCGCACGAGGTGTAAATCTTCTGTTTCGCCTTCGTCATCGCGACCAGCTCGGCCGTAGGATCGATTTGCGCGAACAGTCCGAGCTTGCCGGCGAATTCGCCGTCGAGTTCACGCGTTTCGACCGCGAGCACGTCGCCGTATGCCTTGAACGGGCCATCGGGCACGATGCCGCGATAGTGTTCGAGGTTCACGCGTGCGCCGTATTTCGTCGGCGAGTAGTTCGCGGCAATCTGTTCGAGCCATGCGCGCTCGATCACGCGGCCGTCAGTCGTCGCGCCTTCGACGGCGATGCGGAACAGCTTGGATTTAGCGAGCTTCGCCGCGTCGGCCGATGCGGTCGAGCCGATCGCCATTGCGCCGAGGCCGGCGGCGCCGGTGATGCTCATGCCGTGACCGCTCAGAAACGAGAGCACATCGGGATGATTGAGAGCAGCGTTTGCGGCGAGCGTTGCCGCGTTTGCGTCCATCGTGACAGCGAGCGCGATCGCCGCGACGGCGAACGACATGAGCGACAGCTTGCGAAGTTGCATTGTGAGGTCTCCAACAGGTTCGGGAAGGTTCAGCGTGAGTTGACATCTTGCGATCACGGCCGCGAGCGCTCAACGTTTCGCGTTTGTTCGTGCGTTCGGTACACATAGGCGGGCGTGCTTGCGCGCGCGCGACGCGGGAAACTTGAGGCCATGATCGAAACAGCCGATATCGCCCCTACCCTTGATTCGAATGCGGACCCTCGCCGGCTTGCGCGCGCGCTTTACTGGCAGGGGTGGCGGATCACGTCCGTCGCCGAGCACTTGCAGCTCAAACGCGCGACCGTTGAGGCATGGAAACAGCGGGATAAATGGGACGAAGCGCAGCCGATCGAGCGCATCGAGTCATCGCTTGAAACACGCCTCGCGGTGCTCATTGCCAAGTCGGTAAAGACGGGTAGCGACTTCAAGGAAATCGACTTGCTCGGTCGTCAGGTCGAGCGGCTTGCGCGCGTGCGCAAATACGGCGAAACGGGGAAAGAGAGCGACCTGAACCCGAACATCGAGGCACGCAACAAAGCGCCACGCAAAGAGAGGGTGCGCAACGATTTCAGCGACGAGCAGATCGCGCGGCTTCACGAGGCGTTTCTCGATTGCCAGTTCGGCTATCAAAAGGTGTGGTATCGCAACGGCGACAAGCGCACGCGCAACATTCTCAAGTCGCGGCAGATCGGCGCGACGTTCTATTTCGCACGCGAGGCGTTAGACGATGCCTTGCAGACTGCACGAAATCAGATTTTTCTATCGGCGAGCAAGGCGCAGGCGCACGTTTTCAAGTCATACATTCGCCAGTTCGCCGCCGAGGCCGCCGAAGTGGAGTTGACCGGCGACCCGATCATCTTGCCGAACATGGCCGAACTGATTTTCCTCGGCACGAATTCGCGCACGGCGCAGAGCTATCACGGCAATTTCTATTTCGACGAATACTTTTGGGTGAGCGGATTTCGCCAGCTCAACAAGGTTGCGTCGGGCATGGCGATGCACAAGAAATGGCGCAAAACCTATTTCTCAACGCCGTCGAGTATCACGCACGAGGCTTACACCTTCTGGACCGGCGAGCACTACAACAGGGGGCGCGCAAAGGCCGATCACATTCATCTCGATACGTCGCACTCGGCGCTCGCTCGCGGCCGGCTCTGTGAGGATCGGCAGTTTCGCCAGATCGTCACGGTCGAGGATGCTGTCGCCGGCGGTTGCGACCTGTTCGATATCGACGAGCTGCGGCTTGAATACAGCGCGCAGGAATACGCGAATCTGTTGATGTGTCAGTTTATCGACGACACGGCATCGCTCTTTCCGCTCGCCGAGCTGCAACGCTGCATGGTCGACTCATGGGAAGAATGGGCCGACGATTTCAAGCCGCTCGCGCCCCGCCCTTTCGGCTTTCGTGCCGTATGGGTCGGCTACGACCCGGCGCTTTCCGGCGACTCGGCCGGCCTTGTCGTCATCGCCCCGCCGGCGGTTCCGGGTGGCAAGTTTCGCGTGCTGCACAAACAGCAGTTTCGAGGCATGGATTTCGAAGCGCAAGCCGAGGCGATCCACGCGATCACGAAGCAATACAACGTCGAATATATGTCGATCGATACGACTGGCATCGGCCAGGGCGTTTATCAGCTCGTGAGGCAGTTCTATCCGGGGGCGGTCGCACTCAACTATTCGCCGGAAGTAAAGGGCCGTCTCGTACTGAAAGGCTTGTCGGTCATCAGTAAGGGCCGGCTCGAATTCGATGCGGGTTGGACAGACCTAGCACAGTCGTTTATGGCGATTCGCAAAACCATGACTGCAAGCGGCCGGAAAGTCACGTATGAGGCGAGCCGCAGCGAAGAAACAGGGCATGCCGATCTAGCCTGGGCGTGCCTGCACGCGCTCGATAACGAGCCGCTAGAGGGTGTGACGGCAAACAATACTGGCTTTATGGAGTTCTCTTAATGAGCAAGCGCAAGCGCAGCACTTACGCATCGAGCAGCACGACGCAGGCGGCCACGTCGACGCCGGCAAGAGCCGAGGCCTTCACGTTCGACGATCCAGTGCCGGTGATGGACCGGGCCGAGATTCTTGACTATGTACAGGCATACGCTATCGGCGATTGGTATGAGCCACCGGTGTCATGGTCGGGACTGGCAAAGACGTTTCGCGCCGGCGTGCATCACGGCTCGGCGATCTACTTCAAACGCAATGTGCTCTCGTCGACGTTCATCCCGCACAAGTTACTCACGCGTGAGGAATTCGACAAGTGGGCGCTCGATTTCCTCACGTTCGGCAATGGGTACATCGAGCAGAGAAAGGCACGGCTCGGCAACACGCTCGCGCTCAAACGTGCGCCGTCGAAATATGTGCGCCGCCGAACCGACTTGCAACGCTTCGTGCAGCTCAACGGGTGGCAACAGGTCGAACATGAATTCGAGCCGGGTTCGGTGCATCACTTGATGGAACCGGACATTAATCAGGAAGTGTATGGCCTGCCCGAATATCTCGGCGCGCTGCACTCGGCATGGCTGAATGAGTCGGCGACGCTGTTTCGTCGCAAGTATTACGAGAATGGTTCGCACGCCGGTTTCATCCTGTATATGACGGATGCGGCGCAGAGTCAGAGCGATGTCGACAAGATGCGCGAGGCGTTGAAGAACAGCAAGGGGCCGGGCAATTTCCGAAACCTTTTCATGTACGCGCCGGCCGGCAAGAAAGACGGTATCCAGCTCATTCCCGTTTCAGAGGTCACGGCGAAAGACGAGTTTTTCAACATCAAGAATGTCACGCGCGACGACTTGCTCGCGGCGCATCGCATCCCGCCTCAGCTAATGGGAATCGTGCCGAGCAATACCGGCGGATTTGGCGCGTCGGACAAGGCCGCTGAGGTGTTCGGCGTGAATGAAATTGCACCCTTGCAACGGCGCTTTGAACAGCTGAACGAGTGGATCGGCGACGAGGTGGTGAGCTTCAACGCGTATACGATCAAGCAATCGGAATCATCCGCGCAGACGGCCTAGCATTTTTCAGAAGAAGAGGAGACTGGGGATCGGGCGCGCAAGTGCGCCCGACGATATGCCGCCGAACGTCGCGGATCGCTCCCTACAGCGACAGTCTCTAATGCAGCTCAGGCGAAGCACGACGTCGTCGCGCTTCTTCGTGCATATTGACCGGCGTAGCGCCAAGGACACGCGTGACCATCGCGGCGAGGAAGCGGCCAGGTGCGAGATCTTCGGGAATCTTTTCTTCGACGATCGTCACTTTAGGAAGCTGCGCAATCTCACGATCAACTTCCGACTCGGGAACGGGTGCCGGTGCATCCTCTTCTCCGACCAATTCAGGCCCGGGTTCCGGCACGCCTTCAGCGGGTCTTTCTTCTCCAGTGTCGGGTATTGCGGCTTCGTCTGAATATTCCATTAAGACGAGGCAGGTGGCGTGGTATGCGTCGTCCTCACGTCCGAGCTTGGCGAGCAGATCGAACAACCAATCGGCAGTTTTAGACTCCTTTTGAAGGATGTCGGAGCGAAGCCCAAACACGAAGCCGAGAGCAGCGAGGGGGTGCCTCAATCGCAGATTCTTAGCGTCGCCGTATGACTCCTCGATTCGATTCGGTGCGTTTTTGCCATAGGAGGAGTCCATGCGCTTTGTCGAAATCAGCAACTCGGGCCCCGTGGCCCAGTCCGTGATGATGACGTCAACTTGCTTGAGGTAATTCTTGCCCAGGATGGACGCGCTGGAGGACGTAACGTCCGGGATCGAAGATTGGTTGTTCACGCGATCCGCCACAGCATCTCGGATCTTGCGGGGCAGTGCCTTCAGGAGGGACGCTACAGCCGCAGGAAGGATGCGCGGGTGGACGGGGCGCGGCCAAGCCTCATCTGAGTCGAAGCCCGCCCTTCGCAACTCATAGCTCAGCCATACATCGAGGGCCAACGCGGGGACTCCGGATTGGGTTCCGGCCTTCAAGTAAAGAGGAACACCCAGCAGTTTGACAAGCGTGTTGTAGTCCGGCTCGAAGCGCAACTGGCCGTCGGGGTTCTTGATCCAAGGATTGCTGTGTACACCGCCGGGGGCGGCGAGGGCGACGATTCGGTCGAAAATGACCCAAGCTTCTGCTTTCGCGGATGGTTTAGCGGCCACTGGCTGCCCTCATTGTGCGGCGGTGGGCAAGTTCTGCTCGCGCCTGCCGGATTTGCTTGATCTGTTTGGCCGTCAAGTTGCCGCAGCCCGCAAGGACGACTTTATCGACGATATTTACGGCGTCAAGCAGTCTGCCGTCGCCTAAGAGTTCAGTAACTTGCTGCTTGACAGTGCGAAGCGCATCAGCGCTATCTAAGATCAATGCGGGCGATGGCATCGCCCAAACATCCGCTTCCTTCGGCTCGATCTTCAAAATCCCACCACCATAGGCGCGACCCACCATCTCTGCGTGCAGCAGCGTGACCGAGTTCAGGCTCGCAAGCGGCAAAAGTTCGCGGCCGAGTTCACGGTATTTTTCATCGAGGTAGACGCCGTGCACGGAGTTCAGGTGGCGGGCTCCTGCTTCATTCGCCGTAAGTCGGGGAGTGTCTGCGTTCATGCAGGTCAACAAAAGGTCCGCAGCGGGAACGAGCGGCACTTGGTACCAGGTCTTGCGGACGCGGCACTTGTATGCAGTATCGACACCAGTCCGGTGGCCGTCTTCGATGTATGCCGCCGCTTCAGCCGAGGGTGGATCGCTCGGATAAAAGAGGTAGGTAGCGTGACCGTCCCGGCCCAGCTTTGTAAGCATGGCGTTGGAGAGCGAGAGACCACGCAGGTGAGAACTTCCAGGCGGCGAGAGGCGCAGCAGCTCATTGCGGCGCAGGCCAAGTTCCTTCGCACGCTGAGGTGAGAGCGTGAAGTATTTGTTGTTGCCCGTGACGATGCCGAGGGTGGTGTCGCCCCACGTCTCCAGGCTCGTGAACAGTCCTCGCCGCAATTGCTCGTGCAGCGGCTCGATCGCTTTCGGGTCAATGAGGCTGCTGGTCCACTTCGCCGCCGGGTCAGTCGGCGTCCAAATCAGCCCTGCACCAAGCGAAGCAAGGTCAGCGGCGTTCTTCGATTGCCTGATGGTCGCGTGCTGCGCGGGGCCTTCAAGATATCCGTCGGCTAGTAACAGCACGACGTCGGCCTCGGCCTCGGGGAACACCTGTTCCTCAAAAAGCACGAGCTGCACGTCGCGGAAGCGGTCGAAGAGAAATCGGCGCACAGGGGCGGCATAGTTCACCGAAAGCAACTCAGCTGGGAGAACAAGCCCGAGCCGCCCACCCGGCTTCAAGAACAGCGCAGAGTGGATGGTAAATGCGGCCCAACTGGAGGCGAGGCCGGTCAGCGATACACCACCTCGGAGGGCGGCCGCGCGGGATCGGGCGCGGGACTCACCAGAAAAATCCTGATACCTGATGTAGGGCGGGTTTCCAATAACGGTGTCGTAGACCGGTTCGGGTTCGACCGAAAAAAAGTCACTATGCCGGATTTCGGCTTTACCCCCAGCTTCCCGCACGCGTTGGTTGGCGACGCGCGCACTGTGGGCATGAATTTCGACACCGTGGACGGTCGGACGCGGGTCCTTGCCTCGTGTCAGTTCGCGAAGGCGGTTAACAGCGGCAACGAGAAAGGCAGCATCGCCGGCGGATGGTTCCAACACCAGGTCGCGGGGCGTGCGAATGGCCCAGTTGGCCAGAAACCGGGTGATCTCGTCGGGGGTGAAGAAGGCGCCTCGCTCCTTGCGGAGAGCGGGCGTGTCGTCGGGGTGGATGGAGCGTGCGAGAGTCAC